TTGAAGCGCGTCGGTTTTCTGTTTGAGCAGGCTTTCACGCCCGAGGCGTTGTACCAGGCGTGGGAAGATGCCAGCCGGGGTAAGCGCGGCAAGCGGGCCACGTTGGAGTTTGGCCGCAACCTGGCGGCGAATCTGGACGCCTTGCACACAGCCCTGCATAACGGCAGCTACACGCTGCAGCCCTACAAAGAATTTCAGGTGTACGAGCCCAAAGAGCGCACGATCTTCGCGCCTGCTTTTTGTGATCTGGTGGTGCAGCATGCCATCTACAAGCTGATTTACCCGATTTTCAACCGAACCTTCATCGACCAGAGTTACGCCTGTCGCAAAGGTAAAGGAACACACGCTGCGGCTGACTACGCCCAGCAAGCTCTGCGTTGCAGTGCGCCCGACAGTTACCTTTTGCAGCTCGACATTCGTAAGTTCTTCTACAGCATCGACCGTGCAGTGCTGCGCACCCAGATCGAGCGCCAGATCAAGGACGAGCGCTTTGTCGACCTGATGATGCAGTTTGCCGACTATGGCCCAGCCGTTGGCATCCCGATTGGTAACTTGCTTAGTCAGACCTACGCTCTGATTTACATGAACCCGCTGGATCACTTCATCAAGCGCAATCTGGGCGCCAGGCGCTACTGCCGCTATGTTGATGATTTTGTGATCTTTGGCTGGCCACGAGAGCGCTGTGTGGCGGCACTAGCCAGAATCATTGAATTTTTGCGTGGAACCTTAAAGCTGGAGTTATCGCGCTACAGCCTGCACAAGATCAAGCGTGGTATCAACTTTGTTGGCTACCGCACCTGGCGAAGTACCCGCTTTGTGCGTAAGCACAGCCTCTACACATTCACCCAGTCTGCCAAGCATGGCGCGCTTGAAAGCGTTGTCTCCATCCTTGGACACGCCAAACATACCGCAAGTCTTCACCACCTTTTAACTACCCTGAAAGCTCACCACTATGACCTCTTTAATCACCTTCCGCCGCGTTGTAAACCAACCCAACGTCTACACCCTGAAACTGCCTGACGCGCCCCAAGGCCAGCAAGCAGTGCAAGAGCTGGCAACTTTGCCCGATGGCCGCACCGTTGTTGTGCTGTTTGATGGCTACACGCTACCCGCTGATCAACCCGCAGAGATTACGGACAGTATCGTCAACCCGTTTGTGCCGACAGACGCGGAGCTTGCCCAAATCAAGAATAGCAGCGTGCATGTACAAGCCATATACAACCGCATCGAGCAGATGATCCGCGATAAATACAGCGCCAGCGACGAGGCTAAATTTGCCCGTATCGGCGTGGGCGCGGCATTGGGCGCTTACAACTTTGCGCCCGGCGAGCAAGAAGAACTGCTGGCCTTTGGTGACCATTGTGAAGCCGCCCGCCAGTGGGGCCGTGCCGAGCGCGCAAAACTTGGCTTGTAACCATGATTTACATGATCGCACTCATCGCCACAGCCGTGCTTTTGCGCGAGACAACCACGCTTGATCACTGGATAGCCTTTGACGCTTGGGTGCTGCGGGTGTTGACGCTAGGCAAGTCCAAGCCGGGTGAAACCATCAGCGCGGCAGCGTGGGATATGCACCTGGCAGGCAAGACACGCGGGCACATCCTGGTGGCCGTGATCAACTGGATTTTCAAAATCCGACAAGCAGACCATTGCCGCCGGGCTTGGGAATGGCAACGACACCTTTACGAAAGACAAAAATGACTGATGCAGACATGCCCCAAATGGTTTTTAACGGACTTTTTATCCTGGTTGGGGTGTTCGGTGGGTACTACCTCAACTCCGTCAAAGATGCAATTAAAAATCTACAGACTACCGACCAAATGCTGATCACTAAGTTGCAGGCTATTGAGGTGCTTGTCGCAGGGACGTACGTCAAGCGCGATGAGTTTGACACCATGACTCGTGCGTTGTTTGCCAAACTTGACTCAATCGACGCAAAGATTGACACCAAGTCAGATCGCGCCATGTGCATGGCTGTGCATAGCAGAGAGCACCAATGAGACTCACCCCGCATTTTTCTGTCGAAGAATTTGTCGCCAGCCAAACAGCTGACCGGCGAGACATTGACAACTCACTCACAAGCAACCTGCTAGAAAGCGCCAGAAACACTTGCAATGGGCTTGAGCAAGTGCGCAGCTTGCTGGGTAACTTGCCAATTTTGATCAGCAGCGGATACCGCTCACTTGAGCTTAACCGCGCTGTTGGAGGCAGCAAAAGCAGCCAGCACATGCTTGCCCAAGCGGTTGACTTTACATGCCCTGGCTTCGGCTCTGTTGCCCACGCGATCGAAAAAATCATGCAGAGCGACATCCAATACGACCAACTTATAAGAGAGTTTGCAACCATCCCAGGCCGTGGCTGGGTGCATATCAGTTTTACGCTGTTGCCACCGCGCAAGCAGGTGCTGATTATTGATGCCACAGGTGTCAGGGCGTACGCATGAAAAAAGTCACAAAAGCAGCAGCCGAGCGGTGTGCCAAGCACACTCTGCAAGAGCAGCTAGAAGCACATCGGGCAGAGCTTGAATTGCTGTGCAAGGTGGAGACTGCAATTGCGACCAAGCGCATCAAAGAGCATTACGAAGATTTAATCAAAGGAGCTGAGCATGGACAAGATCAAGGCAAGATTTAAGAGCAAGACTTATTGGCTTGCGATGACCGGCGCAGTGCTGACTGTGCTGGAGGTCAACAGCCAATTTGTCACGCAGTTTGTGGGGGCTGATATGCGCCCGTATCTGATTGCATTTTGGCCTGTGGTGATGCTGTTTGCGCGTGAGATCACTACTACCGCTTTGAGCGACAAATGA